CTTTTTTATTTTTATATTTTCTTTAGTGTAAACTAGTAACAAATATATTACCACTATCTTTATATATCTGATATTTAACATTTTAGTATGGCAGTAGTAGCTAGTCTAGTAAGTTCATTCGAATCTTTGAATGATGATAGATCCTTAGCTCTAAAACCAAATGCAGCTAGCCGTGAACGTGAAGCAGTTGTAGACGTAACCTTCGGTGCAGGTGATAATTATGTCACAGGCGGGGTAACAGTTGATTTTTCTGTAATCAGAAAATTTACAAAAGTCTACGCAGTAGATGTTCTTCATGTAACTAAAGGCTTAATATGTTCATTCGTACCAGCTACAAATGATGCAGCTGCAACAGGAAAAATTAAAATGTTCGGTACAGATCCCGCAGCTGCGGGGGGAGCTGTTGCAGCTTTACCAGAGCTTCCAAATGCCGCAACAGATACAAATTCATTGGTTCTTAGATGTAGGATTAGAGGCATATAAGAGAAATACTTATATACCAATACTCTTTTTTTATTATTAGATGGCTCAAAACGATGTTGTTAAAAATATAGGTGTAGCCCAAGAAAATGAAATTCGGGGTAATAATATAACTGTAGGATTAACAACAACTTTTGCAAATGTACTAGTATTAAGTAATATAAGAAAAGTACAAAATATTGTAATCCATGTTGGAAATAATGATGGTGCAATATCAGAAAATTATAAGGTATTTACCAGTGTAAATCCAGATTCAGATGAATCAAACTTGACAACTGTAGACTGGTTTGATAAGGTATCTTCCACAGCTATATCTGCTGGTGGTACAGCAGAAATTTCATTGACTGAACCATATGCAAAAATTGTAGTTCAAGCTAGTTCTGCATCAGGTACTCCAACATGTAGCATATATTACAGGGGATATTCCTAATTAAACTTAAATACTGATTAACTTTATATATTATCATGGTTCGTAGTCCCGAATATTGTTCTACAGGAGATGTAGCTGATTGGCTCGGGGTAGATATTAATGCCAATACTGATCCAAATACCACAATGGTAGAGAATTTTATTATGGATAATGAGGATATAATTGATCAAGAAACAGGTCATTCATGGCTTACCAAGAGACAGTTTACAGAAGTATTTGATGTAACTGATATATATGATTATGGAAGAGGCATGTATTTGCCAATTAAACATCATGACATGAAAATTTGGGATGAATCTCAGGGTGACTTGTTTGAAATTTGGAATGGAGTTGAATTTGTACCGCAAACTGTTTCAGAACCAGACACATTTGTAAATTTTGAAACAACCAAAGGTACTGTTCATGTCAGGGGATATATTTATACAATTGTTAGGAAGGGCAGATTCAGATTTACTTATAGATATGGTGGTACTAGGGAAAAGGTTGATGGACAATTATTACCAAGAGATATTAAAAAAGCATGCAAGCTAATGACATGTATTGATATATTATCCAGAGACTTTAAAATGTCCCAAATTGCATATGGCGGGGAAGGTAATGTTGACAAGGCTTCAATGATAGAAAAATGGGAAAAACAGGTCAAGAAAATTATATGGAATCATTCTGATATATTGACGGTGTATTAATACGTCTGAACAAATTCAATCAAATTCATATATAAATCCTGAAAATGATAAGGAAATGGATAAAATGTTAGATAATATGCAAGATAAAATTATTCATAATTTAAAAAAAACTATAGGTGAACAGGATATAAATTTCACAGGTAATATGACAAACTCAATTCATAAACATAGTGAAAATAATACAAAATCTGTTGTTATAGATTCACCATATGCTCATATAGTAGATAAAGGTCTAAGTTCTGGAACATATGTTAATTTTGATGCTTTAAGAGAATGGGTTAAGGGAAAATTGGGAATAGATGAGGAAAATTTGACAGATGTAACTTGGAAAATATTAAGAAAAATTAATAAAGATGGAATAAAGCCAAAATTCTTTGTAAAAAAGGCATTGAAAAAATTTATTGGTAAATATGGTGTAATTACACCTACAAGAATGAGATCAAATAATGGTTCAAAAACATTAGGAAAAATAAATAAAATAGTTAGAATAGCCAAAAAAATATCAAAGAATATAAATAAGGTCAGTAAAAATATAGGTAGATTTAAATGACTGATGGAATGGCTGGTTTACCTTTTGCAAATGATATAATAACCCTGTTAAAAAATAATTGGACAAGTAATGGCGGTAAAATACCAACTTTTACTACACAATGGAAAAAGAAGGCAGTTGGTGTAGCACAAAATAAATATGATGAGGTAATAATAAGTATTGATTCAGAAAATCCAAAAATATTCAGTCTTATATCGGGAATAGGTTCAGATAACAAATATAATTATGATTGGTTGCATGATATATCTATAACTATTGATGTATATACAAGCACTAGTGAGACTAGAATATTGTCATTGGTTGATGAAATTGTCAGAATACTTAAAAACAATGTTGTTTCTACTATTAATAATCATGATTACATACAGATATTGGTAGGCAATATTGTATCATTAAATGAGGAATTTAGAAATATTTTTAGATATAATATAGATGTAGATGCTATTAGATTTAATCCATGAAAATATTTAAATAGCTTGTATATAAGTTTAAAATATGACAAAGTCTGCCAGTAGTGTATATGTAGAGTATGCTTATGAAACTGGTGGATTTGGTAGTGGTGCAAATTTAAATACACCTATTATTTTTGGTAAAGAAGTAAAGGGTAGTGGATTGGAATTTAAAAATAATCAAATTCCATTAGGTCAATTATATACACCTGAAATAGAATCTTATGCTTATGGTAAAGATGAAGGAAAGGTTTCAATGGAATATGTCCTAAGTAATCCTTGGTTTTTTGAATCAATTTTAGGTACAGCAACATCTGTAGATATTGATGGTGCTGGTGCTGGAACGCTATATTCACATACTTGGGATTCTGATCCTAATGTAGATTCAACTATTAGAGATATAAATTCTATGGCATTAACTTTTGGATTTAATGTAAATAATAATTTCTTAAGAATACCAGTAGGAGTAATTTGCCCTTCTTTATCTATGAAAATGGCATTAAATGAAACAATTAAGGTTACACAAGAATTAATTTGGGGAGAGGAAACGGTAAATCAAACATTTGCAAATCCAGATGGAACACCATTAGCAGGGGAAATACCATATACATTTGTTAATGCAGAAATTATTAGTCCACTAACAGGTAATACATTAGCAACAGTACAAACATTTGATTTAAATATGAATACTAACGCAGAACTAGTTTATGAATTTAATCAGTCAACTTCAACAGGTGCAATTAGAAAAATATTAGAACTGACAGGAAAAGTTAGTATCACATTAAGTGATTCAACAATGTTAGAAGAGGTATATGGAAGAGCAGAGTCAGCTAATGATTTGGTAGTTACTCTTACTAACTTACCAGAAACAGGAAATACAGACCCACAAAGAAGTATTAAAATGACATTTAGTGGATGTTCATTTTCAACTCATAATACTACAGGAATTGAACCTTCAGAATTAGTAATTGAAAATATGGATTTTCAATGCAAACATGTTACAGTTGTAGCAAAGAATCAGGAATCAGCAATACCAACATAATAGAAAGACTTAAATATTTCATATATTATATCTGATATATGTCAATTCAATCAAATGATATAAATATACATGTTTTCCCATGTAAGGTTTTTGGAAAAGATGTTGAGTTAAAAATAAAGACAGATTTATCATGGGGGGAAACTCAGGAACTATTGTCAAAATCAGTTAGAATGTTGGACAATGGTACAAAGGATTTTCAATTTTCCAATTTTTGTGATATATTACTTGCAAAGACAATTGTAGATGGTTTACCATTTCCAGCAACAAATATGGTAAAAATGAAGTCCTTACCGATGAGTGAGGTCAGTATAATCTTAGGAGAGATTATGAAAATTATCCCTTTAGAGAGTTATTTCAGCAATCTGGGAATGGACAGTCCAATAGAACAAAAAGTATAGAAGGGCAAGTTTATGGATATTGTGCTTTGGTATTTGGATGGGATAAATTTAAGGTAGATAAATTACCAGCAAAATATGTACTAGACACTATGTTTATAAGTATGCAAATGATGAAAGATGTTATAGGTGGAATTAAGATAAATTGAGTCAGGCATATACATTAAAAATAGGAATTGATGATAGTAAGATCAAGGATTTAGAGAAACGATTATTAAATATAACAAGTGGTGGGAAAACTGGTTCCAATATAATAGGTTCCACTACCAATGGAGATAAAGGAAATATAGTTAAAAATATTGGAAAACTAGCTTTTATTGCTTCAGGAGTACTTGCACTTGTAGGATTTGTTAAAAAATTAATGGAAATGACAATTAATGCATCACCAATGTTACAACAAATGTTAAAATTATTTAATTTTGGGGTTTTATTGTTATTAAGACCTATTGGTGACTTTTTTGGATTTTTCTTAAAACCTATTATGATATATTTTTTAAGAAATATTGCATTACCTTGGTTTAATCTTGCAAGACCATTTTTATCAAAAGCGGGAGCTCGTGCTGGAACTGAGTTTGCCAAAAACCCACTAGATTTTCTTGGTAAAAATGGATTCTTTGGTGTTGCTGGATTACTTGCTACTCATTTGGGTGAAATAAACGATGCACTTGATGGACAAGGACAGGTAATTAAACTATCTATTGAAAAAGTTATTAATGGATTTGATATACCAAACATATCCAATAGAATAAAAACTACATTATTAAAATGGATATCAGATGTAAAATCTGGACTAATAGATTTTTCGGGAAGAATAAATGCATTTATAAAAAGATGGATTAACAGATTAATGCCAAAATTACCATCATGGGATACAATAACTACAACTGTAACTACATGGATGGCATCATTAAAATTACCATCATGGGATGATGTAATTAAAATTTTTACTGATTTAAAAAATACATTATCAGGTATAGGGGATCTCATTGGTGGTGTAATAGATGCAATATTAGAGGCATTTGGGTTAAAACAAAAAGAAAATAATAATAATGGTAATAACAGTAATAATGGAACTGTAATAAACGACCCAACATTTAATATTAATGGTTCGATAGATTCAGCTGGTGATTATTTAACTGATATATTTAATGGATTTGCTGATAAATTAAAAGGGAGTGGGTTCTAATTGGGTTCTATAATTTTAGTTAAATTCTTGCCAAATTCAACTGTTGAACAATATAGATATAAATTGGGGAATTTTAAAAGATTAAATTATAATATAAATACACCTGTATCACCAATGCCAGTACCAGAGGATGATTCAAGTGCAAACATATTGATAAAAATTGAGGGAAATAGTTCTGATATAACAATAAATTGGACAATTAAGGATAATAATGGAGTAAATTTGGAATCAGTGGTTCCAGTTCCAACTTCAACTATAAGAGAACAACTTGTGTTTATAAAAGATAATTTTAGACCAAAAAGTATATCTGATAGTTATAAACTGATACTTCGACTTGATGATTCAGATGTAACTCAGGATATAGAATTTCTTGGTACTTTTTCACAATTTACATTTGGTATGTCTGATCCTAATTTGGTTACATTTACCGCACAATGTAAATTTTTAGAGGGTGATGTTCAGTTAGGATTTCAGGTTGATGTATCAAGTGAACCACTTAACTTGGTTGTTACATCTCCATCAACTGGTACTATAGATGCAACTTGGGATGCACCAGTGGATCATGGAACAAGTAATATCACTGATTATAGAATATTTTATAGAAGGTTAAATTCAGGTTTACCTTGGGCTACTTCTGATGTGGGAAGCAGTTCAACATTTAAAAACGATATATCAGGTACAACTGTATTGTCAAACGATGTATTTGAGGTATATGTGGTAGCTTTTACAGCTTTAGGATTTGGTAAAAAATCAAGAACTAAAAATGTAACGGTGTTGGCTTGATATGCCACTTGGAAGATGTATATTAAAATCAAATGAATCAACTCCTGTATCCCATACATATTTCCCATTGAGTGCAATTGTAAAGTTTGAGGGTGATAAAAAACCTGATACATTGGAAGCAACATTTCCAATGCAGAATGACGTAAATGAAAACTATCAAATATCATATATTCAAGATATTGTTGATACTACTTATTTAAGAGCAATATATCCAATGCACTTATCATGTTTGGATGAAAGTGGATTTGACCAAGATCCAACAACAGATCCACCAGATACAAGATTCATTAAGGTTTCATCGGGTAGATATAAGGGACATTATGCACTTGATTTTAATGCTACAAGTCAAAATGTAGATATAAATACAGTTGATAAAATAGACATATCAAAACAATTTGATATACATATAAAATTTACACCAGATCCAACACAATTTATCAGTGGTAATAATGAACCTATACTTTGGAGTTTTTATGATGGTAGTAATGGTTTAGAAATAGGAATAAGTAATCAACATGACAGTATATGGAGAGCATTTGTTAGAGTTGCTGGTGGTTCAACAAATGCTTATAGAGGTTCAACTGAAACAATAATGAACTCTGCATCAGTACATATAAGAGTAAAAAGAGGAATGGATAATATACTTAGAGTATATGTAAATGGTATAGAAGAGTCACTTGACGATGTAATTACACAATCATCTTGGAATGGATTAATATCTTCATCATTACAACCCACAGGAGTACCAATGATTTTTGGTAATGGTAGAGGAACAAATGATCATTATAAAGGACAGATACATGAAATTAGGGTTTATTCGGGAACAGATTTGGATGATATTGAAGCAGAGAGAATAAGATGGTCAAAACCAATACCACAAGTAATGAAATTTGCGGGAAGAATATCAAGATTAATAAGCAATCAAACAACAAATAAGGCTATATGTCAAAGCAATTCATATAAGTTTACAAAGGGTAAACTAGGTGGAAATGTAAGTTCATTAGTATCACATAGTTTTTCAGAAGTTACTATATCATTTACAGGTGGAACAAACACTTTAAATATTGGTAATAAAATTACAGGTGCTACTTCTTTAACAGAAGGTGTTGTTACAGAATTTATATCTGGTGATTCGGTTGCTGGAACTATTAAATTAATAAATAGATTCCCTGTAACAACACCATTTACAAGTGGTGAAACTTTAAATGAATCAGTATCTACTGGTGCTTGGTCTGCTACATATACAGGTGGAACAGAAACTTCAACACATTTAACATTTAAACAAATGTTACAATCAGCAGTAGATGTAGTATCACCATTAGACCAATTTAATGTTAGAAATGTTGATTTATTTGAAGAAACAACAAAAAAAATTAACAATATATATGGTAGTATATATGAAATAGGTGATTTCATGCAATATGCGGGAATATTATTGACATATTCGGAATGTATAATGTATATAACTCCTAGAAAAAATATAATAGTTGAAACTAATTCAGGTCATACAACTGATTATTTATTTGATCAAAATAGTTCAAGTTCACCATATCATATAAAAAACTCGGAAAACAATGATATAACCATTGTAAACGAGGTAATATTAACAGGTAGAACTGGTGTTACTAATGCAATATCTGAATTTACCCCAGCACAAGGTATAAGAAGAACATTAAGAATGAACGTATTACAAATAGATACAGATGATGATTTGGAAGAATTATCAATAAGAACTAGATTGAACTTACAAGGAGTTGATATAACAAAAGATGTAGCACCATTAAAATATTTGATACAATCATCATCACCAGTTCATCATGTTAGATACAATCACACTGTAAAATTAAGTCGTAGAAATGGATATAATGACAGTATAACATTTAGTCCAACTAGGGGTAGTGATGACATATTTGAACAGGTTGAGGTAGTAAAACAAATTGAGTTGCATTATCCATCTGGAAGGACAATAATAAAGGTTGGAAACAACGACATTGATCTTTTTGATAATGTATCAACTACAACACAGATATCAGATGGATTATTAGACAATACACTTTAATAGAGGATATTAGATATATTAATATGTTCGAAGAATTAGGTCAAATACTTGAAACTTTGAAAAAAATGCTTGTACAAATGAATAGATCAAATGAAAACATGGAAAAATTAACCAAACAATTAGAATTAATATCTTTACCACCTGATTTGGTTAAATGGAGTAAAAAAAGAAAAAATCAATTAAAATAACACTTATATATACTATTATTGTTAATAACAATATGATACCAAAATGGATTAGAGCAAAATATACAAATAGTAATGATGAGATTTTTGAAAATCATAAAGTATGGTTAGATCATTTACAAACTATTCCAAATTACAAAAAATGTTATGTATCATATTTATATCATATAGATGATATAAATGAATTAAAAGAATTTGAGGATTGGGTAAAAATACATGGATATCATTTAGAAATATCAGGCTGTTCTGAATATAATATAAATACTATAAGATTATTAATATTACCTGAACATATATCATCTAATGATATATGGAAAAATGGTCTTGAATTAATTGCAAAAACTCATTTTAAAACTAGAATGTGAATATGTTCAAACATTAATATAGGAGTATGATTATATATATTTAAATGTTTACTCTGGTAAATTCTCCTGATGTAAAAAGACCTTTTGCTAGGGAAGAACATACCGAGGATGGACATTACTATAGGACTGAGAAAGGGGAGCTCTATCCTAGCATTACTACCATATTTAAAATTGTTGAGCCATTTGAAAAGACTGAAGGATATGAACATTTTGTTAATTGGGCTATGAATACTCAGAATTTGGGGAGATCTGAAGCAATAGAATGGTGCAAAAAGTACAGCAAACAAAGTACAGATGTAGGTACTGCTATGCACACATTAGCAGAATTATATTTAGAAAATGAAGGTGATGAAAATGTTACAAATGAATATTATTGTGAAGAAATACAAGAATCACAAGAATTTGCTAAAGACCCATTGGAATTATTTGATGTTTTAAAACCATGGCTTGATAAGAATATATCAAAGGTATATGGTACTGAACATAAATTATATTCTGATGAAATGAAACTTGCTGGTACTGTAGATCTTGTGGCAGAAATAGACGGTGAAAAATGTATTGTAGATTTTAAAAATTCTAGAAATATTAAAACAAAAAAGAAATGTGAGGAAAGTCATTATTTTGAACAAATAGTAGCTTATGGTAAGTGCTGGGAATTTTGCACGGGGGAGAAAATTGAAACTGGTATAATTCTAGTTGTATCATGGAAAGACATGAAAGTACGTCCATTTAAAGTAAAATTAGCAGATTATGAGAGTAAATTATGGGATTGGATTCTCAGGTATGAAAGCCTTATATAGTATTATGTAAGAAACAAATATATGCCTGAATTGAGGGTACTTGATAAACAAGGTAAATCTAAAGAATTAGTAGTGGATAAGCGAACACTTGATAAAAAGAAAAACCCGCCAAATGTTAAATCTTTAAAATTTGCTAGAAACTTGCCTATAAAATGTGATGATTGTCCATATCGTGACAAAATGGAAGGGGGAAATGGTATATGTGTGCAATATGAAAAAGGTTCATTATGCAATATTAGAAAAGATGTAAAAAAAGTAATTGAAGAATATGAGTCTAGAAATCCAGATGTTATTTTACCCCTTATGGAAGAGGAATTTATGAATAATTATATGAAATTAAAGACATTTGAATCATTGGAAGATATGGCTAATGAGTTAAATCCTGAAGTAACCAAGCGTATATCTGTTCTTGACAAGCTCGGGAAAACCATTAATGAAATGAAAATAAAAAAACAGACAATAGAAGTAAGTGAAACTAAAACATTGTCTGAAGACAAAAAGGAACAGATTAGACAAATGTTCAGAATTTCACAAGAGAGTAGTAATGAAATTTCGTAAAAAACTACCGCCAATAGAACGTATTGCTGATGAAGAAGAATACGCAAATATGCTGGCTCAGTGTTCTAAAAGGTGTTCATTATTTGCAGAGAAATTCTTAGATCTTGAAGTATTTGATTATAATAAGGTATTTTTAGACTGTAATGACAGATTTATTGTGTATAGAACTGGCCGCCAAGTCGGGAAATCTCGTAATGCAGCTATTAAGGCTATACATTTTGGTTATTTTGCTCCATTATATGCTCAAAATTTGGATGAAGGTGAGGCTAACATTGTAATTGCATCTGTATCTAAGGATCAGGCAGCTTTAATTTTTAAGAAAATTAGAAATTTTGTACATAAATCACCCACTCTTAAAAAATGTATTATACGTGAAACCAAGACTGAAATGACAATTGAATGGTTTGATGGTTCTGGTGTAACCAATTTTGTAGTAAGACCTATTGGTGATACTGGTGAATCATTGAGAGGCTTCACTGTGCATATGGCTATTCTGGATGAAGCAGCTTATATACCTCAAGTTGTATATGATGCATTTTTACCTTCAACAGTAACTACAAAACCAAAGATTTTACTTACTTCAACACCCAAAGGAAAATCGGGAGCATTCTTTAACTCATGTGAAGATTCTTACAGAATATATAGAAAAGGAATTGAGAAAATATTACATGAACAGGATAAAAAATACAAATGGACTCAATTCCATGTAACAACATATGATAATCCACTTGCAGCTAGTGATGAAGAGGTATTAGATCTTATCAAGGGTACTTCAAAAGCAGCTGAAAGACAGGAATTATATGGTGAATTCTTGGATGGTGGTAATTCAATCATTCCATATAATTTACTTCAGGAATCACTCATGGAATATGATGA